GATGGGCTTATCACTCAACTTAGGCAGCGGAAAAGACTGGCGTAAGGACTGCATCAACGCCGACATCCAACCGGAGAAAAAACCGGACTGGATATTAGACATCTGCAACGTCCCGTGGGATACGGTCATCGACACCCGCCTGGGGCGGTTCCCGGTCGAGAAGGGGATGTTCTCAGAAATCATCGCCAACGATGTCCTGGAGCACATTCCTGACCTTGTAAAAGCCATGACCAACTGCCGGGACTTACTCAAACGCGGCGGGGAAATGCACATCCACGTGCCCTATGACCTGAGTCTGGGGGCGTGGCAAGACCCGACCCATGTACGGGCATTTAACGAAAACTCATTCTTGTATTACACCGACTGGCACTGGTATCTGAACTGGGAAGAACGGTTCACCTGCACGCAACTGGGGTTTGAACTTTCCGACCTCGGGCACGAGATGCGGGAGCAGAAAGTCTCCTTAGAGACTATCATTCGCACCCCTCGCGCCGTGGATGCCCTGCAAGTCGTACTGCGAAAGGACTGACATGAACACATTTATCCAAGACCTCAAGACTTTTCTAAGTCGCTTGTGGCGAAAGATTAGAAACTTGTGGTAAACTAGCAACAACCGAACAACCTCAGAGGAATCGGATGCAGGGCGCAAAAACAGTTGAATGGCTTGAAACCAAGGGATTGATTCCCTACGCAAAGAACTCCCGCACGCACAGCGAGGCCCAGGTCGCGCAGATTGCCGGGAGCATCAAAGAATTTGGCTTTAACAATCCCGTCTTAATTGACGAGGACAACGGCATCATTGCTGGCCACGGCAGGGTCATGGCCGCCCAGAAATTAGGCTTACAGGCCGTCCCGTGTATCCGGCTGGCTCACCTATCGGACACCCAGCGCAAAGCCTACGTGATAGCGGATAACCGCTTGGCGTTGAACGCCGGGTGGGATGACCAGATGCTCACGGTCGAGCTGCAAGAACTAGACGCGGAATCCTTTGACTTGTCCTTACTAGGATTTGAGGCTGACGAACTCAATGCCCTGCTGAACCCCATCAAAGAAACCGAGGGGCTGACGGACGAGGACGAGGTTCCAGAGGTTCCAGAAGAACCGGTGACCAAGCCCGGAGACATCTACAAACTTGGACGGCACAGGTTGATGTGCGGCGACTCTACCAGCATAGACGCGGTGGAGAAGCTGATGGATGATGGATTGGCCGATATTCTAATTACCGACCCGCCGTACAACATTGCCTATGAGGGTGGCACAAAAAAATGGGAACAGATTAAAAACGATTCAATGGCCGATGACCAGTTCCGGCAATTTTTGCGGGACGCGTTTGTTTCAGCAAATGCAGTCATGAAACAAGGCGCAGTTTTTTATATTTGGCACGCTGATTCCGAGGGGTACAATTTCCGTGGTGCTTGTATAGACACCGGATGGAAAATTAGACAAACGCTTATATGGAATAAGGATAATTCAGCATTTGGCCGCTCTGACTACCATTGGAAGCACGAACCTTGCCTTTACGGGTGGAAAGACGGAGCGGGGCATCTTTGGGCGTCTGACCGAAAACAAGTGACAGTTTTAAATTTTAAGCGTCCATCCAAAAGCGAACTTCACCCAACCATGAAACCGGTGGAGTTGATTGAGTACCAGTTGCTCAACAACACTAAGGGCGCGGATATAGTCTTAGACTTGTTCGGTGGCTCTGGCTCTACCCTTATCGCAGCGGAGAAAAACGGACGTGTGGCTCGGCTTATGGAACTTGACCCAAAATACTGCGACGTCATTGTCAAACGATGGGAAGAATTCACCGGACAGAAGGCTGAACGTGTTTAAGCGCTGGGTAGTGGTCTACAAGCACGATAAGTCTCCTGTGGACGGAGCAATCTTTGTCCACAAGGCAGCAGCAGAAAAATACCGCGCAGCACAATCAAATGCAGACAAGTTAGTGGTTGCTCAGTTTAATTTAACGGAGATATAAAATGGCAGAAGGAGTGGGCCGCCCGGCACACCAACCGACTGACCAGAATCGGCTTCAGGTCAAGACTCTGGCTGCGGTAGGTATCCGGCACGAAGATATAGCAGCGAAGCTCGGTGTGAGCGCCGATACGCTGACAAAGTATTATCGCCAGGAGTTAGACGATGGCCGCGTGGACGCCAATGCCCAGATAGGCAAGTCGCTCTATGAACAGGCCAAGAACGGCAACACGGCGGCGATGATATTCTGGCTCAAGACCCGCGCTGGCTGGAAAGAGACGCAGGTCAACGAGCACACCGGAGCCGATGGCCAACCGCTCAAAATTAACGTGGTGACCGGCATTGGGTGAGGTTACCGTTGACACCAAGTACCGACCAAGAACCCAGCAGCGAGCAATCCACGACGCTGTGGCCAATCATCGGTTTGTGGTCGTGGTGGCTCACCGACGTATGGGCAAGACTGTGGCTGCGCTCAATCAGCTTATCCACGCCGCCTTGGAGTGCGAGAAGCCAGACCCGCGTTTTGCTTACATCGCGCCCACTTACGGACAGGCCAAGCGGGTTGCCTGGGACTACCTATGCAACTTCACGCGACCGCTCGAAGCCACGCATAACATCTCGGAACTGAGGGCAGACTTCTATGGGCGCAGAATCCAACTCTACGGAAGCGACAACTCCGACTCGCTGCGGGGGCAATACTTTGATGGGGTTATCCTGGATGAGATTGGTGACCAGAACCCAAAGATTTGGAACGAGATTGTTCGTCCTGCTCTCGCAGACCGCATGGGCTGGGCGCTATTTCTAGGAACGCCCAAGGGTGCTAACCACTTCAAAGAATTCCGAGACCGAGCCGAATCCGAGCCTGGATGGAAGTTACTTGAGTTCAAGGCTTCGGAGACGGGCATACTTCCAGCGGAAGAACTTGAGGCCGCCAAGAAAGAAATGGGCGATGACAAGTTCGCCCAAGAGTTTGAGTGCTCCTTTGATAGCCCGGTTGAAGGCGCGTATTACGCTGCTCACCTTAATGCGCTCGCCTCGGAACGCTTTCAAGAATTTGCGCGGGACGATTTGTGCAAAACGTACACCGCTTGGGACTTGGGTGTTGGAGATTCAACGGCCATCTGGGTCTGCCAAGTGGCGGGTCAAGAAAGGCGCATCCTCGATTTCGTGGAAAATCACGGTGTCGGGTTAGACTGGTACGTGAACTGGATAAAGCAGAATGATTACACCAAGGCTGAACATATACTTCCCCACGATGTCGAAGTTAGAGAACTGGGAACAGGTAAGAGCCGAAAAGAGGTGTTACAGGACTTTGGACTCCACATTACAGTCTGTCCCAAAATCTCTGTCGATGATGGCATACAAGCCGTTAGAAGGCTTTTACCTAATTGCTACTTCCATCCACGAACTAAACAAGGCTCAGATGCACTACGCAACTACCGCCGCGAGTACGATGAGAAACGCAATGTTTACTACGACAAACCCCTGCATGACTGGAGTTCTCACGCTGCGGATGCCTTTAGGTATCTCGCTGTCGGCTTAAATACGTCGAGCACGTGGGGCAAACCGCTACCGATTAACACGAAATGGATTGTCTAAATGCAAGAATTTGACCTACAAGCCATCCTGGACAACGAGATTGACAACGCCATTGGCTACATCAATACCGAGACGGTAGAGGAGCGCCGCAATGCGCTGATGTCCTACAACCGTGAGCCCTATGGCAACGAAGTCGAGGGCCGCTCCACCATCGTCACGGGCGAAGTCGCCGAAGCCGTGGATGGCTCGCTGCCCCAACTTATCCGCATCTTCACGCAGTCGGACGACGTGGTGCGCTTTGAGCCCAAGGCTCCGGGTGACGAGGAAGCCGCCAAGCAAGCCACCGAGTATTGCAACTGGGTGCTGATGAACGACAACCCCGGCTTTGAAGTCTTTCATACGTGGTTTAAAGATGCCCTGCTCCAGAAGAACGGCGTCATCAAGGTCTGGTGGAATGACGAGACATCCGTGGACAAGGAGCAGTATGAGAACCTGTCCGAAGATGAATTGACCCTGTTGCTGGCCGATGGGCAGATGGAAGTCGTGTCCCAAGAGCAGGTGCAGATTGGCGAAATGCCGTCGATGATGCCCGACCCCATGACGGGGATGCCGGTTCAGACGATGCAGCCCATCTTTGCCTACAACGTCAAAGTCAAGAAAATCAACAAGAAGGGCTCGGTCAAGGTTGAGAACGTCCCGCCCGAAGAATTCCTGATTTCTAAGAAAGCCCGTCGGATTGCCGATGCCCCGTTTGTGGCGCACCGCAAACTGACGACCCGCTCCGAGTTGATTGCCATGGGATTCAAGGCAGATGACATCGACCTTCTGCCCGCCTATGACGACCTGACCTTCACGCCCGAGCGCGTGGCCCGCTTCCCGAACGGGGAGCAGCCGGATGACCCCAGTCTCGACACCAGCATGGACGAGATTGAGACGTTTGAGTGCTACATCCGCACGGATTACGACGGGGACGGCATTGCCGAACTGCGCCGTGTGTTCTACGCTGGCAGCACCATCTTAGAGAACGAGGAAGCCGACTTCATCCCGTTCTGCTCGGTCTGCCCGATTCCGATGCCGCACAAGTTCTTCGGTCACAGCTTGGCCGACCGCGTGAGCGACATTCAGAAGATTAAGACCACGATTACCCGTCAGATGTTAGACAACCTGTATCTGTCCAACAACGCTCGGATGGCCGTGGTGGATGGCCAAGTCAACCTGGACGATATGTTGACCGTTACTCCAGGTGGGATTGTGCGTGTCAAGAACAACGCGGCGATTCAACCTCTGGTGGTTCCACAGGTGGCCAGTCAAGCCTTCCCGATGCTGGGCTACATGGACGAGGTGCAGCAGAAGCGCACCGGCGTTACCCAGACGTCCCAAGGACTCGACCCCAACATCCTGCAAAACACAACGGCCACCGCCATTGCCATGGTGCAAAACGCTGGCGCGGCCAAGGTCGAACTGATTGCCCGAATCTTCGCCGAAAGCGGGGTCAAAGACCTGTTCAAAGCCATCCTGCACCTGGTCTGCAAGTATCAGGACAAAGAGCGGATTGTGCGGATGCGGGGCAAGTTCGTGTCCATCGACCCACGGGAGTGGAGCAACGAGTACGACCTGACCGTGAACGTGGGCCTAGGAACCGGAAACCGCGAGCAGCAGATGGCCATGACCGCCGCCGTGCTCCAGAAACAAGAGCAGATTCTTGGTCAAATGGGCATGGCAAACCCGTTCGTCTCCCCGACCCAGTACCGCAACACTTTAGGACGCTTCATTGAAGCCTCTGGGTTCAAGGACACCAACGAGTTCTTCCGCGAGATTACCCCGGAGATGGAGCAACAGATGTTGCAACCGCAACAACCCGCCTCCAACCCGGCTATGGATGCCATCATGCAACAGGCCCAGGCGCAGATTGAGATTGACCGCGCCAAAGCCTTGAACGACATCGAGATTGCCAAAGGCAAGGCCGCCGCCCAGATTCAACTGGAGCGCGAGAAAGCCGCTGCCCAACTGCAACTCAAGACGGCCGAGTTCCAAGCCGAGGCGCAACTCAAAGCCGCCAAGGTCGGGGCACAGATTACAGGTAACGTGGAGATACCCGGTTGAACGAATCCGAACGGGCGCAAGCCTTTTTGACTGACGAGTTTTTTATGGGTGTTGTGGAAAAGCAACGCCTGTTGTATATTTCCAACATATTAGACAGTCGAGATGAGGACGTGGACGTGCGAGAGCGCGAACGTCTGAAACTCAAAGGACTGGAAGAATTTATAGCGTCACTCAAGTCAATGGCCATGCAAAAGGAAATTGACAAGAAACGCTGGAAGGTTTTTTAACCACTAGGAGTGCCAGATGGAGCAGACCAACCCGCAAGGGAGTCAAACAGTAGACGATGCCGCCGCCAAAATCTTTGGTATGTTAGACCCAGAGCAGCCAGAAGGCCAAGCCGAGGAACTAGCGCCCCAAGACACCGAGGAAGTCGAAGCGCAAGCCGACACTGACGAGGAAGCGGAAGGCGAGGAAATCCAAGAGGAAGAAGTCCAAGAACCACAACGGTTTCGTGTCAAAGTGGACAACGAAGAACTGGAAGTGGACTTAGACGAGCTCATCAAGGGGTATTCCCGCACATCGGATTACACCAAAAAGACGCAGACTCTAGCTGAACAGCGCAAGGCAGTCGAAGCCGAACGCACGAAGATAGAAGAAGCCGCCAAACTGCGCGACACCTACGCCCAACGGTTGCAAGTCATCGAGCAAATGCTGACACAGCCGGAGGAAGATATCTCTGCCCTGAAAGACCAAGACCCTATTGGGTACGCCGTCAAGATGGCAGAGCGCATGGAACGGGAAAAGCAACTTGCCGCTGTCCGGGCAGAACGCGAATCCGTAGAAGCCAAGCAAGTTTCTGAACAACAGGAACGGCTGAAAAGTCACATTGCCCAGGAAGCGGAACGGCTACGCGCCGCCATCCCCGACATGGCCGACGATGTGAAAGGCGAGATTATCCGCAGGGATATTCGGAACTACGCGAAATCCGTGGGCTGGACTGACCAAGAGTTGTCGCAGGTGTACGACCACCGTGCCGTTCTCACGCTATATCGTGCGATGCAATACGAGAAGTTGACCAAAGGGAAAGCCGTGGCCCAGAAAAAGGTCGCCGAAGCCCCGAAGGCACTTCGCCCCGGAACTGGCAATCAAAAGATTGACAAGGATTCGGAACTTGCCAAAAAGTTGAGCAAACAACTCAAGGCAACTGGACGGCCCAGAGATGCGGCCAAACTATTTGAACGATTCCTCTAAGGAGATTAGAAATGTCTGTACCCTCAAATACCTACCTGCGCTACACCTCGATTGGTGTGCGTGAGGACCTCGCTGACGTAATTTATGACATCAGCCCGACCGATACCCCGATTATGTCGTCCATCGGCAAAGCCCG